AGATTTAAAAGTTTCATCAGCCTTTTCTTTAATACCGTTTGGCACTGGCACTGTCGGTACAGCTAAGTTGGTTAATAAATTTAAAGGCAACCAAGACGCACTACAGTACCTAATAAATCTTAGAGGCAGTACAGATGAAACTATACAGGAAGCAAAGCGACTTGGTTTTGATTTAACCTCAGCACAGGCTGGAAGAATAGGATCAAGAGGACAGCAATTACAATATTTTCTAAGTCGCCAACCTGAAATAACCAAAATCACACAGTTTTACGATAGTCAGGCTGCACAAGTATCGGCTGCTATTAGAGACATGGCTGATTCTTTCGGTTCTGGTAAAACCGTAGGGGATATAAACACCAGAATCAAAGATGCTGGCAACTCGGTTTTAGAGGAGCTAACAAGAAGAAGGAAAGAAAGAGCCACAAGGCTTTACACTATTATAAAAGAAGCTCCAGAAGGAATTAAAGTTAACAACGTACAATCCTTTGTAGACACCATAGATAGCAAGATAGCTGGAGAAATTTTAGATTCAAGTGGCAATGTTATAAGAACGATAGAGCCTGACCCTAATACTGTAAAAGTATTACAACAGTTTAGAAAAACTTTGTTTGATGCAGATGGAGCTTTGATTGACGATCTTGCAACATTAGATGCAAGAAGAACAAGCTCTATGCAAAAGATTATTAAAAGCACACAAGACGAAGGCACTGGTGACTTTGGCATGTTGCTTGGATTAAGAGATGATTTGACTACATTAATGGATGAGGCAGAGCCTTTATATGCTTTGGCTAGAAGGGTGTATGACCCCACTAGACCTTCATTGCAACTGGTTGAGAAGAGTGTTATTGGTAAGTTTAGCAAGATGATGACTGACAAGCAGACTGCTAATGCTATGAAAAATTTATTTGACCCAGATGTATCAATTAAGTCTTTAAGAAACGCTAGGAGGCTTTTACAAAAAGCTGACCCTGATCTCTTTCAGGACGTAAAGAAACAATTTATTTTAGGTCAGCTGGATAAATATTCTAGGTTAGGTAATTTACAAAAGGGATTGCCCGGTTTTCAAAAATATTTCCTTGATCCTAAAGTAGAGAAAATGATGAAAGAAATGCTTTCTCCAGAAGAATACACAAACTTTTATCGTATGAATGAGTTGGTTGGCAAAGCCTTTTCTGTACCACCGGGAGGTTCACCAACACAACCTTTAGGTGCGGAAGCTGAAAAACTAGCTCAAGAAGCTCTTGGTGCTGGAACCAATGCTCTTAAATTATTTTTAGCAACTGGAAGGTTGCCCGGTAAAATTTTAACAGGCACGATAGGCGATGATCTGGTAGCTAACATCTCAGCCAAACAAAGAGATAAATACTTTGAAGCTATGACTGATGTTTTATTAGATGACCCCAACGCAGCTAAAACCTTAGATGATGTTTTTAACCATTACAATGCAAAAGAATTTGGCGCAAAACAATCACTTCTAAGAGGTGGTGCTGAAGGTGTAGAAACCATTACAGAGCCTTCTGAGAAACCATACACAGGTGAACAAAGAGGTGACTATATACAGGATATAGAAAGACAGATACAGGAACTTTCTCCAAATACTTCTATTGACATACAACCTCCACAGGCTTCTACCGACTTAACACCTACAGAGATGTTGTCCCCAACCATCATTCCAGATGAGAAGGACAGAGAGATTGCTATGAGGAGACAGCTAGGCGGTATCGCTGGGTTGGTCTAAGATTTCGTCTGTGGTGGCTTCAATCATCGCACCTTTCACATTAAAATCCATTTCATAACCCATTACGGTTTCGCCGTCTATGGTGAAAACAATATTGCGAGACATCAATCTAAGCAGTGCTGTTTGATGATGCAAGGTTAAACGACCAAACAACTCCACTATTTCACTAGGGTGTTCTATCTGGTAAGAAACGGGAACCTGTTTCTTTTTAAATAATCTTCCAAGCATTACGCAAACTCTCGGTCAGCTACACTTTTGTTGATCTTTCCGTGAGCAGCTTCTATTAATATCTTCAGCTGGTCTATTTTTGATCGCCTTTGATCGTTGCAAATGTCTTGCAACATATTATAAGTGTCAACGTCTACCGCTAGGCTTTTGCGTCCTTTTGGATATTTTATTTCCTTTTCTATGTCTACATTTTCATTCATGTCGGTAGCATTGTATAGAAAGATACAGATATTTACAACATTTTACAGTATAAATATTAATTAAATATATATGTGTAAATAGTTGTACATTTGTATACAAAAGTGTATAATAAATATGTGGTGATAATTAAAAACAAAAAAGAAGGAGGAAAAAGTGGTTAGAACTATGAATTATTTAGAAAGACACAGTATTAGTGTTGCCATGATAAACATGGTGGCTAGTATTTATATAGTTGAAGCAGTAATCAGCTTTGTTGGTTACATATTAAAAATAGTGGGGGTGGCGTAATGGGAATGTATGTTGATATTTATACACAAAGAGAACATCCAGACGACTTGTTTTACGGAGAAGATTGCACAAATGGTGGTGAGTCTTCTTACGTCAAAGGGTTTTGTGTGACCAATGTGGATGGACCTTTCAATCCTTGTGAAGATTATCCAGCAGCAAAATTGATTAAACAAGAATTTGGGTTTGGGTGTTCTTTAAAAATAGTGCCTGAGTCAAAATTAGATAAGGCTACCTCTTTTGGTGGTAACTTTGCTTCTACTTCTGACTCAAGATTCGGCGACAAATGCAGAGAATTAATGGGTGAGGACATTGGCAATGTTTACGGGTTAGGTCCTGTACCAATACACGACAGAGTAGAATAAAAAAAAGGAGGTGAGTGATGGAAGAGTATCTAATTAATAATGGCTTTACTTGTTATCTGTATAAAGGAGATAAGTATTGGTCTAAATCTGAATTAAATTATCCTTTTATAAAAACGACAGTTTAACGACACGCTAACAATCTAAATTGCCACATGATAAACTTATTGTGTGGCAGACGAATATCAATTAAAAAACTATCTTCTCTCTATGCAATCGCATTGGGGTATATCTCATAGTACCTATAACGCAGTACAAGAATCACTACCAATCATAGCTAAGTTCACTGGACAGGACGGTGTTGGTAAGATGCAGAAGACACCTATCAATAAACAGCTAAAGAAAATACACCCTGACATCTACAAGATACCTTTATTCAGAAGACAGTTTTGTAAGATGTTACTTGATGAGATCAAGAACATTAATTTTGAAACCAACGAAGATGAAGATGAGCTGAGACAGATACCTGAAATCGTTTTAAAAGAAAAGGTGCCTGAGCTACATCGCAACATGTGGTTTATCGTTAGGACGATATTAAATCCTATCTTCTTTTCTATCTGGCAACGCAACTGTGGAGATATAGCTTCTGTCCAAATAGCTAATTACAATTTAAAAGATAAACAACAAGGCAACTGGCACCATGACGATTCTTCTGATATTAGTGTGGTGGTACCGCTTAATACTGGTAAGTATGAAGGTGGCGGTACTGAGTTTCATAATTACGGTGAAGTCGATCCGTTGCCTACAGGACACGCACTTATTTTTCCCAGCTTTACACAAATGCACCGAGGTCTACCTATAGAAATGGGCGACCGTTATCTGTTGGTCTTTTGGTTATACGATAGGAAACGAGTGCAGTGGTTTATAGAGAACGACTTACCATAGATCGGTTAACTCTACTACCTGTGTTCCTTTTACGTTATAAGGAAGATACTCCCCAGATTTTTCTGCTTCTAGCATTGCATGTAATGCTTGTTCGTTCTTAGCTTGTCCATACTTGATAGCTTCGTCTGACATTTCATACACAACGTAAGGATAAGGTTGTGCTTTTTCCTGTGCTAAGAAAGAAAAACCTTCTACTGGCAAACCAACCGCACGACACGCATCAATGTATAAAGATGCTTGCATGTGGTAACGAAAGCTATTAATAGCCGTTTTAAAGCCTCTAGGAGACGCATCACGGCACGTTTTTAAATCCCACACCCTCTTGCCATCATACCAGTCTAAACGTGACTTAAATGGCTGGTTATAGAGTTGATAACACAAAGTCAGCTCAGTCTTGTCATTCTCTCCGTCTGGTATTAGGTCGGCTATTATCTCTCTGCGCTCCATACAGACATCGTAAAGCGTTTCTGATATAGGGGTTAGGTTACCTACTTGTTCTTTAAATTCAGCGTATGCTGCCTTGCCATCCTTCGTTCTGCGGTCAAATTTAGGCTCTATAATGAACTCTTTATCAAAGTTGTGTAGCTCTAAGAATACCGTGTGTTGCACTCGACCTTCTAACAGGGCTGGTGATTCCTCAAAACCTTTTTTATTTTTCCAGCTGTATATACATTTATCTACATCTTTTAGATCAGACGCTCTATACGCTGGTATCTCGTTGTACTCTTCAAACGGCATGTCTTCATACACACCTTCTTTAAACTCCATCATCTATCTCCTCCATTTCTTCTTCTGGAACATCCCAGCAATTAATATTGCCAGCCACGGTTCTGCGCTCACCTTCACCAAAGAAAGGATAGACGCTGTGCTGTAGCCAAGAAGGAAACATCAGTAGCTTACCTACCTCTGGTCTAACTATTCTTGACTGTGAAGGTCTTAGACGCTCAGGGTCTAATATCTGATTCAATCCATAAACGAAGTTTAAGTAGCCGTTTACGGCTCCTGATGAATTGTATAAATCAGCGTTCTTACCTAACTCTGCTATCTGTGGTGGCACCATAGTCCATGTGGTGAATGAAATTCCCATCAGCGAAGATGTGCCATGGTCATGGATAGGGTTGAAGTCACCCTCATAGCTGTGCACCGACCAAAGATCATCTATATTAATGTGCTTGGGTCTGACATTCGCTCCCACCATTTTCACAAATTGCTGAATGTAATTCACAGCGAGCGTTTCGACCAATCCCACGAATGGTTTTAATTCTTCGGTCTTGTAGTCCATGAACAGTTGCTCACCTTGGTTTATTTGACCAACCAAATGATCGGCGTGTGATTTCTTGTTGTCGTCTTTCTTTAATTTGTTCAGGTATTTATTTAATGCGTTAACCGTTTGCTCGGTTAACTGGTGCTCTAACATAAGGGCAGAAGGTAGTGGGTAAACTGTGTACTTTATTCCTTCACTCAAAATGGTGACTCCATTTCTACTTCTTGTATTAGCTTATCTAAATAAAACCTGTGTTTCTTTAAGTCTTCCAACGGTTTGTTTTTGTACTTATATCTGTGCATATATTTTATACAGGCACCCTCCAAATAGTATTTAAAGTTTGGTCCTAATTGTTGTTTGATGTAATCAATACACTCAACCTCACTAGAGGTATAGTGAGGCGGTGCATTAACTAAGTCTATTGAATCGCTCATTTCTTTTTGCGTCCTATATCCTTAAATTTCCTCGGGCGACTCTTGGAGGTGTATAAGTGTGATGATAAACCGAGCCACCCTTGGAAGTTAAAAGGGAATGGTTTCATCCTCCTTTTTGTCGTTGGCTAAGTCAGCCAACCCTTCTCCGCTAGAAGAAGTCTCTTCTGCATCATCGCCGTCTTTAGCGGCTAACAATTCAAAACTCTCTTCAATCAAAGTCTGTTGCCACTCAGGTAATGAGTCAAATACATCGCACATTTCTTTGGTTTCTTTTGATGTGTTGCCGTTGAACTCATCGCAGTAAAGATTAAGGTCAAAGATGATTGGATCATTTTGTGTGGCTGTCTTTTTAAACTCGTCTGGTTTAAATATAGCTTTGATTCTTGCCTTTTCATTAACGTGCTCTACTTCTAAAGTAGCTGGAGCACCTATCATCTTGTCTATTTCAAAACCCTCGAGTTCTTCCTTAGTAAAGGAAGTTCCACGCCACGTTACTAAGTCTTTGTACAAAGTAGCGTTCTCATTCAGAGAAACCGTGTAGGTTTTAGATATACTCATGGGTCTACCGTCTGCCATTTTCTCCGATGGTATTTCCCAAGACACATTTAATGTATGTCTTTTTTTCTTGGGATTATCTTTGAACTGTTCCTCTCTTGTACCTTGGTCAACGATCTTATAACATATCGCTGTGTAGTTACCTTCTGGCAATGGTTCAAAGTCACCGCCACTTGCTGTTATTTTTATACTCACAATATTTCCTCCATTTTTTGATTTGATTTAATTGTAAATTAGTGTAGGATTATACAGTTTTTTATAAACATAGCAATAGTGAGATACGACCTTGAAAATAAGCAGACCTAACACCAAAAACTTCGACCGACCCTTAACCTCAGATTACCAAGCACAATTTTTAAGTTTCATGCAAGAACAAGGCATGGAACCTGACCCGAAAACAGGATTGGTGGTTGATGGAAGCATCGGAAGAGCTTACGTCAATCTTGGTGGTGAAAGAAAGCTGTCTGGTTGGTACCAGCTCTGGATAGAGCAAAGTGTCCCCTTTGGTCGAGTGGGAGACTATCGTATCTCAATGGACCAACCGACAGCGATCTGGAAACCAGAAAATAGAAAGCGCCAGACCATTACTAAAGCAGAACGTGAAGAGATAGAACTCCTACAGAAAGAAGTAGAGATTAAAAAGGCTGCTAAGTACAGCAAAGCTGCTAAACGTGCTCAAGGTATCTGGGATGGCGCTGTTCCTTGTGAACGTCATGCTTATTTAGAACGCAAACAAGTATTGTCTTATGGTTTACGTCAAGACGAAAAAGGTTTGTTGATGATCCCACTGTTGGACATCAATCTATCGGTGGTAGGTCTACAATATATCAATGACGATGGCACCAAGCGTTTCCTCACTGGTTCTAAAAAAAGCGGTAGCTTTTTTATATTAGGACAAGAGATACTCAAGTCGGCAGACACCATTTATTACGCAGAAGGTTACGCCACGGCTGCTTCTGTACACAAAGATATGTCATTACCTGTCTTTGTCGCTTTCGATGCTTACAACCTATCTGCGGTAGCAGAAACCGTCTTTGAAACACTGAAAGACCGTAAGCATATCTTTATAGCGGACAACGATGACAGTCAAACGGGTGAAAAGGAAGCTGTTAAAGCCTGTAAATGGATCACTAAGAACAAAGGTATGGCTGAGGTACACATGCCAGAAACAAAAGGCGATTACAACGACCATAGGGTGGTCAGTGGTGAAGTATTGCCCGCACTACAGAATATCGATGTCCCCACAGAAGTCGATTTTACAAAATCCGAGAAAGGACGCATGTTGAACATCAAAGACAATGTATTGGGAGTTATGAAGACACACAGTATTGATTGCAATTACAACGTCATTAAGAAGAGAATGGAAATAGACATACCCAACACTAAGTTTATCGCTGACATGAAGGAAGAAGCGAGTTTGGTCGAAATAGAAGACCGCTGTATCAAGATGGGTGTCCCGCACACTCGAGTTAGAGATTATTTGAAGGTTTTGGCTAATGAATACAATCCTGTCATTGAGTGGATAGACGGTCAGCCTTGGGATGGCACTTCACGGCTACAAGAATTCCTAGACACGATTACTTCTAGCACACCCACAGCTCTGAAAGACATGTTGCTCAAGAAATGGTTAATTTCATGTGTGGCAGCTGCTTATGAGCCCAAGGGTGTCGAATTAGAAGGCATATTGGTGTTCCAAGGTGCTCAAGGTCTAGGTAAAACGCTTTGGTTCAAGAGATTGTGTGATTACAACACAGGATGGCTATTAGAAGGTGCAACGCTGAACCCAAGTGATAAGGACAGCGTGAAAAGGGCAGTCAGCCACTGGATAGTCGAACTCGGAGAGATCGAATCCACCTTTAAGAAGAGTGATATAGACCAATTAAAGGCATTTGTAACGGCGAAGACGGACGAACTGAGGTTACCCTATGATAGAGCCTTCACAACGTATCAACGGCGCACAGCGTTCTACGCTAGTGTTAACGCAAGAGAATTTCTTACCGACAGCTCTGGAAACCGAAGATTCTGGTGTATCTCAGTCACTGACATCAACGTGAATCACGGTATCGACATGCAACAACTGTGGGCTGAGGTAAAAGAGACTTTGTATGTACAAGGGCAGAAGAACTGGTTTTTAAGCCCCGATGAGCGCGAGCTATTGCAAGATAGTAACGAGGGCTACCGTACCCAGTCCAGTGTCGAAGACTTGTTGCTGCAACACGTTAACTTTGGCAGTGAATACGCAAAGCCTGTACAGATGACTAAGCTACTGCGGGACTTGGGGATTGGAAATCCAAGGATGCCCGATTTTAAAGACGCAGCGAGGGTGCTCTTTGAGCGGGGGGTGGAACCCAGACGCTCCAATGGAAAGAAAGTCTACGATATAGATTACGACACGCCACAAGACGACATTCCATCCAGTAACTACGGAGGGTTTGATTGACGATGATTGACAAGACAGTGGCGAAGGAGGCGTTGTTTGACGTAGGCATTGGGTTCGCACTGTCCTTTCCTGTGGCGTTCACTGTGCT